TAGGACTAGCCCGAAGAGCATGAGTACAAGTAACGAACCTGTTATTAATGTAATATTTGAAACTATAGATCTTATCTGGGACATAATAGAAAATACCTTGTAAAATATCTAAACCTTCTTCTGCTAGCCAGTAACGAACAGGATTGTATCCTTTTGCTTTATCAGTCCAGCTATCCCATTCTTCACTTGTACCTACTGTGAGTTTAGGTGTACCGCGAACCCAATCTGCAAATTTGCTACATGTCCAATAATGATTTCGCATTTACTTCTCGCTAATAAATGGTTTTAAATCCGGCGGTGTCCAGCCTACAGGTTTAAGAACTTTCCCATCTTCACGCTTGCGTACTTTTCCAGTCTCGTGATCAATTTTAGCAAAATTAGATGCCATTACTTCTTTCCAAGCACCTTCCGCATCAGCACCCATACTGTGAATAGCACCAATTGTTACTACAAGTATATCAATTAATGCATCTAATGTTTCAGTTTTATCTGAATTATCTATTGCAACTTTTAGTTCGTTAAATTCTTCTTCAATTAATTTAGCATATAAAATAAATTGATTTATATTGATATTACCAACAGTTTGGTCACATGCCCGCATGAACTTTTCTTGATCTCTAAAAGGGTTAGTCATTAAATTTTTTCTCCATTTTCAAATCCTCTAAATCGAACAAACCTAGGAAATCTTAACGAATATGTTCCGTCCTGATTTTGAGTAATAGCATCTGCTCGAACTTCGACTATGTGTCCGTCAACCTTACACTCCCAAAACTCTTCACGTTCTTTGTCAGTAAATCCCGATCCTACATTAACTGTAATTATCTTATCGTCGTCAGTACCTGTACAAACTAAGGCACCCATCTTTCCTTGATTACGCCCTGTGCCTTCTTCAGTTGCTATTACAGTTAAACTAACTTCAATAAATGGTTTAAGTTTAAGCCAATTAGCTGTGCGTTTGCATTCGTAAGGTGCTTTAGGGTCCTTAATCATAATGCCTTCATAGCCGCCCGCAATTGCTTGTGCATTAATCTCTCTATAACGACTTTGCCCTTCCGCTGTGTCTAAGTCCACTAGCTCTTGTCCCACTACAGTGATATTGGACATTACATCTTGATGCCTGCGATACCATGATTCTAGTGCAGAACTACGAAGATCTTGCTGCACGGAACAATAACCTTCATTAAATCTTGCCAGTGTAATAACGTCAAACAAGTGCAGCACAGCATCGTCGGCTGCTACATTGTCTTTTCGATGCACCTGCTTCATTAAGTCTTGGAATGAACTTGACATTATTTCACCGTCAAAAACTAATGGTTCAGTAAATGCAGCATCTATTCCTCGAGCAATTTGTTCTTTGATATGAGGAAAATTTACCAACTCTTTGCCATTGCGTGAATACTGATCCACGCGACCGTCGGGGTAGACAACAGTGATAATACGAACGCCGTCGAGCTTAACTTCAATAAGTTTACGTCCTCTAACCTTGTCTTCGTGATTTGCACTATCATGACTAAGCTGGCAATTAAAAACGGGAATAGTAAAATAATCATATTTTTTCTCCACTACTTTGTTAATAGTTTTTTCGCTAACACCGCAGCGAAGATCTTTAATAAGGATACGTCGATACCAGTTATTCCACTGTTGCTTAGTAGCACTTTTCATCATCTGTGCAACAGTATCCCGTGCTGTATTGCCGGTGAGTTCACGATTGACGAAACCAGTAATAATAAGAGTAAAATTGTCCCAACTAAGGCCGTCACCATCTTCATCTGTTTTCTCCGGTATTTGTTTAAGGCCAAATGTTATCATAGGATCTAATGCAAGACGACATCCTTCGAAAAATTCATTGTTACTCCACTCTGCCTGAGCTAAAATAATAGCTTCTTTATTCAAGCGACTCGGGTGTTCTTCTAACGTAGTAATTACATTCCAACAGGGATCGGCCATTTTATCCTCTGATACTGTTTAACATACTGCAATTATACAGTCTAAGGATCAATAAGTCAAGTAACTGTTTGTTTTAAAAGGTTTGCCAAATCGAGCATTTGGTAGTTGATTAATCACTTTCTTTTTCATTCTTCGAATTATAACATGATTGTGATTATTATTGAATGTGTTCATATATGTGAACCAGTCTGTGCGTTTGTTTCTTTTGTAGTTATTAGAATCTAAATATTTTTTGATAGCATTGAAATTATTTCCAAATTTGTCATATAGTTCGCAAGCAATGTTAAATGCGTATGCACCCATTTCGTCATTATCGCCATAGTATTCTTGGCTACGACGGTCTTTGGCTTTTGCTGCATCACTGGAATATACAGGAATTAATTTAAAATTTCTTGCACGAAATTGGCGCATGTGAATTATCTCATGCAATATTACATCTGAGAAGATTTTGCACATCCGTTTCCATTTGTGCCGACTTAATGTAATATATTCTTGGAAAAAATTATAGCTGAAAACTACTTCGATATACTTAGGATAGTTGGCTTTATCAAATGTTGAATAATAAATGCCGCCTATATAGACATAATCTTCCTCAGTTTTAAAGTCTCTTTCAAATTTAACTTTAACTGGAAGATGATATTTTACATGACGTGCTAGTACTGAATGAACATCTTCGACTAGCAGCTTTTTACCAACGATGTATCTTCCTGCTCCATATAACATCGAGTAAAGAAGATGACGATTAAGTTCTGACCAATTGAAAGTCTTGCTTTCTTGCATATTGGATCCTTGATAACATAATATTTATTATGATTAACAAGAACCCAACATGAATTGCTTACTTTATCGTTTTGTTATGATCTCGTCAATAAGTCCATATTCTAATGCTTCTTCAGCTGACATGAATTTATCTCGTTCCATAGCATCATAAAACTCAGTGAATGTTTTGCCTTTACTGTTATGCTTGACATAAATCTGAGTAAGATTTGATTTCATTTTTAAAATCTCTTTTACTTGGATTTCCATGTCAGTAGCTTGTCCACCGGCACCACCGCTAGGTTGGTGAATCATGTGTCTTGCATTTGGGAGCATTTTACGTTTACCAGGAGCACCAGCACAAGCAAGCAGACTGCCCATACTACAAGCTTGCCCCATAACAATTGTGGAAACATCAGGCCGAATGAACTGCATTGTATCGTAAATAGCCATGCCAGCAGTAACCATTCCGCCGGGACTGTTGATAAAAAACGAAATATCTTCATTGCCCTGACTTTCTAAAAATAACAACTGTGCAACAATGAGACTTGCACTGTGTTCATTTACATCTGTATCTAACATTACAATACGGTCTTTGAGCAAGCGACTATAAATGTCATAACTGCGTTCGCCTCTTGCTTCTTGTTCTACAACCATCGGCACTAAATGTGGCATTATTTTCCTTCTACAAAATCGTAAGTTTTTTCAAATATCGGTCCGTCGCAAATATACAACTCGCCATCGATACCGCGCATAAGATAATCACCAGGCTTACCCTGTTTGTAATTGCCTTCTAATGTATTAACACGGAATTCTTCGTGCATCTTCTTAGCATGAACTACAATCGGTCGTTTCATGCAATGTTGCATTCCAACTACTTCTTCAAATGTATCAAATGTTTTCATTGCTTATCCAATTCTTTAAAGGCCTCAGGAGCACGTTGATTTGCCAAATCACGTTGTTTCTGTGCATCTCTATACTTACGCAACAAGTTAGCATCGCCAGTTGGCAATACAACCAGTACGTATGAACGATAACGACTGCCTTCGGCTACAACTTTATGTTCTTTAACTTCTACACCAGTTAAGTCTACTGATTTGCAATTAGTTTTAATTGCCTGCTCGCTTAGTTCTGTTGATGTATGCTCGGAATCTGTGCGATAGATTTTAGTCTGCTGGGTCGCAGTTCCGCCAGCTAGCATACAAATTTTACCATAAGCTGTAGCTTTTGCCTTAGCATCTGCCATCATCCAGTCGCCACTAACCGCAGTACCAGTTTCATAAACTGCACTATTGCTGTTAGGTAGTTCGAACATCCACTTAGGTGCTTTGTCGATACTACGTTCGACATATTTCTCTTGACGGTCACGTTCGTTTTCTGCACGTTTCTGATATGGATCAGTTGTGCCACACGCTGTGAGAATAGCAATTGCTGGGATAGTTAAAAGAAGTTTTTTCATGTTAGTTCCTTATCGAGTTTTGATCCATTCGCCAGCCTTGGATAAGTCCTGACCAGCACCACTAACTGCTCCACCGACTGTGCCACATGCTGACAATGCGGTTGCAATAAGAATAATTAGAAGTTTTTTCATTTCGCCAATTCCTTAGATTCAACTTTAACTTTTTCTACACTTTTGTCAAGTATTCTAGCAATACCTTGAAAACCAACAGTGAAAAAAATTCCACCTGCAATAAAAGTGATAATGTATTTCATAACTACCTTTCTGTGTGTGTGTTTAAAACAAATACAGTATACTACCGTCGGAGCTCAAAGTCAAGTCACCATTTATCAACAACTATCCATTCTTGATGATCAGTTTGACACATAACTCCGTGATTGACTCGAAATTGCTTGTTTTGTTCGTATTTTTCTCGAAATAGTCTGCAATTTGAATTATGATACTTAAAATTTTGTCCTCTATCCAATCGACCCAATTCGTTATCCATTACCAAATCGCCAACTTTTACAGGTTGAAATTTTACATTTCCACCTTCATTACATACAGTAATACTTTCAGTTTGGAAAACGCCGCCCATTTGAGCAAGAAGATTTTTACGACCTTCGTCTATAGCCTTTGCACATAGTGTTTCTTCTGCTTCAAATCCTTTGTAAGTGTTGTCAACTTCATACCATTTATTATCGATATTAAGACTATACTTTACTTTACATTGATTCAATGAAATAGTTTTAATTAAGTTAACAGGTTGCGATACAGTTCGCTTGCTAACATTTTGACTAGCCGACTTTATGTTACATTCGGCCTGTACTAGCGATGATATTAATAATAGTATCAAAGATACATATTTCATTCTACACCACACTTCCATGTATACCACCAAATTGTGGCTTTTAAGCGACTATTATAAGCCCTGTCTGCCTCATCAAGTGCATCGGGATCTTGTGCAAAGTTTTTAATACGTTGTATTGCTCGTAATTCTGCTAATTGTTCCTTAGCCTTTTCGCATTGACTAGGATAGTTAACCAATTGATCATAAGTTAGCATCCTGGAATTGCTGTCGCAACCAGGTAGTAACAAAATAGCAAGAATTATCCAGTGTCTCATTTATTCCTTCGGACCCTCAAGTTGTACAATACGTTCCTGTAATGCTAACACATTTGCCTCCAATCTGTCAATATGGTCAGCAATCTTTAACATTAGTTCATTACTGTTTATGGCAGTCTGTCTTAATATATCACTAACTTTTACTTCTTCTGTTGTATTTTCTTCAGTCATTTAAATCTCCACATATTTTAGTTTAAAATTATCTGCCCTATCTTCGTAGCCATGGTAGCCCCTAGGATTGCAAACAATACGAGTAGTACCGATCATGTAATCAAAATCTTCGTGTGTATGTCCGTGTGTCCATAATTTAATTTGTCTACGATCCAAAATAAAATTATCTAAATTAGTGCTATATGCACCATTCATAATAACTTCATGTTTGTATTTTGGATGCGTACTTGCTTTACTAGGTGAATGATGTCCGCACACTACAACAGGCAAATTAGGATGTAGTTCCAGTGTTTCATCTAATTTACGTCTAAAATCATAATGATCCTCTACGGAATCTTCTGGTTTAAAGCTAGCTACTCTTTCCTTAAACACATACTTGTCCGGAGTTTCGCTAGTCAAGTCAGTTGTTTTAAATGAGACATTTTTATTAGAGTTTAGTACACCTCTATAGTCATTCATAGTATAGGTCATTTGTCGAAGAGTTTGTGGATCTTCGTTATTCATATCTGTCCATAACGTTCCGCCAAAGAATAGTATACCATTGATAATACACCATTCTTTGTCTAAGAAATGAACATTGGAAAACTCACCAACTAAGGTACGAATGATGTTAGCAGTTTTGCCAAAATCTCCGTGATAATGTTCGTGATTGCCCATTATAAAGACCACTTGCGGAAATCTTTCACTGCATCTCTTTAAAAAATGATAGTAACGTTGTCCACGCTCTAGCATACTAGGTGTAGCCGCCAATATTTGTTCATCGATATCTCTAAAGTTTTGACAATCATCAGCTACAAATATATCGCCGCCAAGTATTAATACATCGGCATTTTCGTCGTTTGTAAGATCTAAATCACTAAATTCCAAGTGAAGATCACTGCATACAGCTATTTTCATTGTGCCACCTTTACATAATTTAATCTTGTTTCACATTTATCTATTCTAAAACTTTTTTGTATAGTTTTAATTTTACCTTTGATTAATACTGCTGGACCTTCTTGAACAGATTTTGTTGACATCCACGATACTATTTTGTTATCAATAATTGCAAGAACGTTGTACGCATCGTAGTTATTAGATTTTTTAACTTCTAAAATTTCACAATCTAAATCTGAAATGTTATCTCCAACAAAACCTAATTGTTTGTTATCAGCTAATTTTAATGTTTTTGTAATAAATGATTTTTTTACATCGCGTTTATATACATGAGGCAAACAGGCAACATATCCGAAATCGCCTATTTCAAGAGCATCACTATTTAAGATAGCAAAGATCTTTGTTAAGAAATCATTATCGCCTTGAACCGCATTAAAAATAGCTCGCTTAAACCAGTTTTGAATCTCTGCAGCTAAGGCCTGATCATCTTTATTAGTGGTTATTAGAGGAACTTTAATATCCTCTGAACTAGTATATCTATTAATGCCCAACGGCATTAACATAAGATCTTTGTTAGGAAATAATGAATCAGTAACATTACTTCCTGTAATGATTATTGTACTGTCTTTAACATATTGACCATTATGCCGTTGAGCCGCACAGGCAAGCTCCAGCACAGTTTGCATAGGATATGTTTTCTTAGACATAATTGATCCGAAAGTGTATTAAACAGTCTGTATTATAACAACAAATACAGCAGTTGTCAATCGGTTTATAGACGGTAAGTTACACGGCCCTTTGATAGGTCGTAGACACTCATTTCGACTTTGACGGAATCACCTAGAATGATTCGAATTTTGTTTTGTTTAAGTTTGCCACCCATGTAGCAGATAATTGGTTTAGGAATCTCATCAATTTTGACTCGATACATATTGTTAGGTAATACTTCTTCTACCACTCCTACCATTTCTAAAATGTCGTCTTTACTCATCCTTACTTAGGACTATAGCACCATCTTCAATAGTTACTGTCAATGTGTCCCCTTCCTTCCATCCTGATTGGTTTAAAATTTCCAAAGGAATATTCATAATAACATTATCCGGATCTCCAGGAATGTCGTGGAATATTTCTTCTGCGTTGTATGTATATTTCATGCTGTTATTTATCGGGTCGATTAATGTCCGGATAAGGTACTGGAAACCACCCTAATCGATCTAAATCTTCTTTGATTTTGTCTGTGACATATCCTTCACCGACATAACCAGTCCTTTCCATCCATTGTTCATGGGATTCATCTTCTTCGGACATTCCTCCTAGCCCTCCCATGCCACTACAATACCAGTCTATATAGTCGCCTTCGTTTCTCATCCTTGCAATTATATTACCGGAGTGCCGCCAACTGCAATGCCAGTAATCTTCTTTGAGCACATTCCACAGCTCTTTTTTACACCATTGCATATTACATAGGGCTGCATAGAGATTTTGTGCATAACTATCGGATTCTCGAACTTTGTTCAAGATCCAATCGGTGCTACATAAATCGTTTTCTAAACTGTACTCTTTCAATGAAAGCTTCCCACATAACAGTGACGAACTTCGTGCCCGATATCATGCATACTTGTTCTATTTGGCAGATATATTTCGCAAGTACTACCTGATGGACCGTGCGACCAAAAACTACAGGCATCAACACTATATCCAAAACCGCCAAGTCCGCGCCGCTTACTTTCCGCTTCGCAAGCTTTTTGCACATTGTCGACAGTTTGTATGGTGATCTGCACACTATTTGTTTTACGTCGAGTAAAGTCAAATTTAGCATCACCATTTTGCCAATCTTCTGCTCGACTTTGTGTGCTGCAAAAACCGAGGGTAGATATTATTAATAAGTAAACAATTATGTATCGCATTATATGCCTCTGTGTGTAGTTAAGTAATGGTGTAGACGGTAGGATTCGAACCTACAAAAGCACCACTATGGGTTAGCTTCATTCCCTCCCTAACCCTGGCTGCTAGGGAGGAGGTATACCGTGTTCCACTCACGTCTACAGATATACTATATATTCAAATGTAAATAAAGTCAATGAACTTTAACAACATCCCGTTTCAAAATATTGTCCGTTTTGGACAACGAACCATGCTAGAACACCCACTATTTTCAATAAGTTGGATTTTGGGAAGATTTTGTAATTATAAATGCAGCTATTGTTGGCCCTATGCACGTAGTGACAGCATGGATTACCAGGAGTTTGATGTTTACATAAATGCAATAGATGAAATTAAAAGACAAGCAAGGGCAAACGGATTTACTGAATTCCACTGGAGTTTTAGCGGTGGTGAGCCTACTGCATATAAAAGATTACTAGATTTAGTTAAACATATAGACGATGGCTCGAGCACACCATACCAGAGTTTACACATGACTACGAATCTAAGTCCAGGTAGTAAATGGTGGAAAACATGGTGTCAACATACTGAATTGTTACAGCGCCGAAGTTTAACAGCCAGTTATCATTCGGAGTTTGCAAAAGAACAAGAATTCGGTGACAAGTGCTTACAATTAATGTATGAAAGAGTCTACGTAACTATAAATCAAGTCATGGTTCCAGAATTATTTTGGGAACTATATGAACGTTGTGAGCGTTTTCATAATCGAGGAATTAACGTTACACTGAAGCCTCAAAGTGATCCAACTGCTAGTCATTTAGTTTCTGGTTATACTGATGAAATGATAGCAATTATGCAAGAAGGATTTCCACAACGTAATCTTGATGAATCGATTTATCAAATAGCATTGTATGATCAAAACAACGAAGAATATTTGTTTGATCAAGCAGAACGATTTAATGCTTTTGGGTTCAATAAATTTAAAAATTGGACTTGTAACAGCGGATATCAAAGTGTTATAATAAGAGGTAATGAAGTCAAACGATCATATAGTTGTCACGATACTCTATTAGGAACATTAGATAACTTTGAACTTTTTAAAAAACCAATACCGTGCATAACTCCTAGCTGTGTAAGTTCAGCTGATTCAAAAATACCTAAATGCAAATAGACTTAGAACATATATTATTTTGGATGGATGCTATTCGAAATAGCAAAGACTCTGCGCGAACTTTGGAAAGTTTTTGGAAGGGACAAATACACAGCAAACAATGGCTTATTGAAAAATTATCTCCATATATTACTAAATCTGCAGCAATAGATATCTATGGTGGGTGGAATGGGGTGCTTGCTAGTTTGTTGTTCAATACAAATTTACCAATTAAATCAATTCGTAGCATTGATATTGATCCAGAGTGCGAAGAAATTGCAAATACAATGAATAAAATTGAACACATTGCAGGACGTTTTCGTGCAGTAACTACTGATATGTGTGTGTTACGTAGCGATGCGGATATCGCTATTAACACAAGTTGTGAACATATCACACAGGATCAGTACGAAGAATGGTTAACATGTTTACCTTATAACAGTTTAATTGTTTTACAAAGTAATAATTTTAAGATCGATGAGCATGTACGTACTGCAGATAATTTAGATGAATTTATTGAGCAAAGTTGTTTAAATGTAATAGATTCGGGGGTACTAACGTTACCTCACGGATACGACAGATTTATGATTATAGGAACTGCTTCTTTGATCTAATATCAGTGCCACACACACAACTTTCATAGGTACATACTACAGGTTCTTGTAATTTGATAGGATTTATATCAGAATAATCGTTATAGCGAATTATTCCGCAATTTGCCCAGGTCGCTGAGCCATCGTCGAAAATTTGTATAGAATCATTTCCTGCATAACATGCCCACCCTTTAAATTTATTTTTGTTTTCTTTTATTAATTCAAAAGGATCCATTTTTTCAACAGAACTATCATCGTATATAGAAAAAGATTCAGTATCTGCCATCCATCGATGGGAGTCAGATAACTCCTTATATCGTTCTGATGTTAAAGTTAAACACGATAAGTTTGATTGTAACCATTCTTCTTGATCTGATGTATACTGTAATTGACATGTTGCACCACCCCAATTGTCGATTAATTTAATAGGAATAGCTTTTATGTTTTTTAAATTACACACTTGACTATACCAATTAACACTGGTTTCCCAATATTCTGGATCCATTGCAACATACACAACTAAAAAACTGTACTCAGAAAGGAAAGAAAATTTATCAAGATTTAGTTTGTCTTGACTAGGATGCAATGTAACATTCCAATTATCGACTAAGTGTTTCACATCCTCAAAAAATCTTTTAGTTCTAACACTGTTTGTATCTGCTTGTATCTTACAATTATGCTCTTTTAGTAACAAACATAAATCAATAAATTGTGGATGAGTCGTACATTCACCACCGGACAAGTTAACAATTAATTTTCTATTTGAAAATTTGTTGAGAAATTCTTTAACTTTAAATAAATCAATTTCTTTGTGAATTCCATTGTGTAATCTATCAGGACAATATCGACATTTATAAGGACAATTCGTAGTTATTATAAAAGTAATACGAAGTACTTCGTCATTAGCAAGTTGTATTTTGATTATTTTGCGCATTTGCTTTTTTTAAAATTTCGTCAAATTCATTAGGATCGTTAATTCTTCCATCAAAGTCTCCACAGTTTGCTGCACAACCTGCTAGTCTGCCTTCTGAGTAAGTTCTACCATCCCAGCTATTTTCTATTTCTTTGAAAAAAACGCTGCTGATAATTTCTTCCCAACTTTTAGTATATAAATTAGATTTCTTTCCTTCTGTTTCCCATAGTTTATCCCAACCGTCAGGTATAGATAATGTAACACGGCTATAAAGATTTGCACCTAAAAAACAACAAGGAAATACATTTCCTTGACTGTCGATGTACAAACTTAAATCTTTTTTTGCATAACAATTAATAGAGCAATTTTGGCTATTAGAAAGCCATTCATTTACATCAATTTTTTTTAGTGGCTGTACGGATACAGTACTATGTTGAAATTCTTTTCTTGTAGGAGGTTCTATTAATACGCCCTGCCCACCAACTGGTCTTCTTCCTAAAATATTATCTAAATTAAATCGATGACTAGGGACCATTATAAAATTCTTAAATCCTAACTGTTGACTTAACACTCTAGCTTGCTCTACTTGATGCTGATTATGTTTGAATACAATAAACTGCCAAGTAGCATTACCTCCTGCAGATATAAATGCTTGACTGTTTTTCATCAAAGCATTCCAGTTAACATTCATTCTGTAAATATGATTTGTATCTTGTAAGCCATCTATCGCAAAAATTACTTCACTGTTATTTCCTAATTTTTCTGCAAGACTAGACCAAAAGACAGAAGTTTTCATCCCACCATTTGTGCTAATTTTTATGAGAATTTCTTGATTTTTATTTCTAACTATATCTATAACATTTAAAAAATTTGGTGCTGCACACGGATCTCCCATAGTTCCGCTAAACAGTATTTTTTGTAATCCTTGATACACGTCATTAGGGATTCTATTAAAAAAATCTTCAGTAAGATATGTTTGCTTGAACCAATTATAATTGCCAGGAAATGTTTCTCTTAAACATTGAGGACAATTTGCATTGCATATACTGCTGTTCTCGATGTCTAAGTTTATAATCTTATTGTAAAAGTGCATGATTTTTTATTACCTGGTCAATTAATTCTTCAGGATAGTTAGATTTAAAACTATGAAAAGCAAGTAATTGCAATTTGTCTGGATCATAATATGTGTCTAAATCGAATCCTAGAATGTTTAGTTGACTTGTTAACTTTTCTTGTCGTTCTTCACTTATCTGAATTAGTAAATTTCTGATAGTATTCTGTTCATTCTTATTAAAACAAAAGAACCAATTAAATGGGATGAACATACCGTCATGTGCAATCCAACTATTAGGGTGCAAGCTAATCTTGTAGATTCCTGCTTGCCACATTTCGTTAATTCTTTGTAGCCATTGATCCTTCCAATTGCTCAGTACATTATTGTATCCGTTTAAATTAACACCTTGCATAAAGAAGTCATCGCCGTGCCACTTAAAATAGATATGTCTTTGTGCTTCATCGAGATCAATAATCTCTAATGTGGGTATAGCATTTTTATTTGCAATATCGTGAAACTTTAATTCACGTAAGAATCTTTCTGTAAGCAACTCATCGGTCCATTGAGTATTCTCTTCATGTACTGTGTGATATTGATTATCTCGATTAAAGCTCATACACAATGTTTTTTTGTCCAGACTCACATATGGTGTATAAACAAGATTGGCCCGAATCCATTGTTTGCCGTCCCAATTATATAAGTAATTCCAGTAACTAAGATTCATATTTTTCCTTTCAGGTATATTTACGCGATTAAATACTCGATGATTAGAGGAATCGATAATAAACCTTATATTAACCTAGATCCTTATCTTGATATAGCGGGTCTTAAATCAATACATTATCAAATATGTAAAGGCATTGTATTATCCGATTATAAAAAAGAAGGTAATATTGTCAGACCAGGCGGGTTTGATAATGCATATGATCTTACATTTAAACCTACATTTCAAGCATTAGATGAATATTATGCATTACCCGAGGATCACGAGATTCGGCGTGTAGGGCAAGAAATTGGTGACGAAAATACAAATAGAGATAAGTTTGTTCTTTATTTGAAATTAGCGTTGGGTGCATACGATCCTTATCAGTTTATATTTTTAAAAACAGAAGAAGGCGGGTGGGAAAGTAGATTTGAAGAAAAACAATGGACACCTGATGTTAAATATTTTCCAGAATTAAGAAAGTGGTTAGAAAAACTAATAGAAGATAACATTTTTCAACACTTAGGGAGAATCATCATTTTCAAAGCAGAACACGATGGAAAAACATCATTACATCGAGACTTAGTTTATCCCGATGAAACAGATTACTTTGATCATCGTCACGAATTTATTCATTTAAGAACCCGATTAGACAGACCGTTTTATATATGGGATAGAGAAAAAGACCGACGAATACTAACGGATGCTCATGCCATATTCTTTAATGATCAAGATTGGCACAATGGTGGTGAAGCAAATGTGCAAACATTTAGTATCAGGATCGATGGTGTATTTACACAGGAATTTAGAAAAAAGATCGGTATAGATCACTTAAATTATTACTGATTTAATTTTAATGCTTTATATCGATTTATGTTGTTATTTCGTTTTTCAATTTGCGTTATTTCATCTTTAAAATTCTCTGTAAAGTTATTTTTAATTAGATCTACAGGATGATCCAAGAAATAAGAAAATGTGAAATTATTTAGAGGATTTTTCTCTTCAATAGAATCGTTGAAATTGTCAACTATTTGTTTTGCAGTTGAATTTGTAAATTCGTCGTTCTTCCAATTTATTACATGACCATGCTGCATGGCATTATAGTTATCGTTGTATTCTTCTTCGACATTTATCTTATACCCGTATTTTTCTAAATCGTTAGACATTTTGCTTGGTTTTAGAAAGGTGCTATCCGGAGAAGGAATTTCTAATGGAAAACTTTTTACACTTTGATAATTTTTAAGCCAATTATTTTTAATCCAAGTAAATGTATTTTCTTGCGATTGCACTGTTTCCTTAGGCAATCCTATAACTAACGATAATGTACCTCGATAAGGCAACTTCCTGACTGAATAGTAGTTATTAATATCTAACAACCCTTCCTGTAATCGTTCAGTTTTAATGCCTTTTCCAATTACTTTTGATGTTTCGGAGTTCATAGTTTCTACCCCATAAAACTGACCATAGAATCCCATCCGAGCTAGATGTTCTTTATCTTGCTGTCGTATGACTAGTAAGTCTGCTCTAATGAAACCAGACAAATATGGAGTAAAATCAAGACTCTCTGTTATGTCGGCAAACTTAATAATTTTTTCAGTTGTGTCGTTGAACGTTTCATCTGCTACTAGATACTTTGTTAATCCCCAATCGTCGTAGTTTCTTTTTAATTGAAAATAGTAATTATCTACATCTCTGGTATAATCTCCTTTTACTCCTAAGATAGGAAAATTACAATAAGGACATTCAAATTTACAACCTCTTGCCATTTCCACCCCGACCCATTCTTCAGGTAGTAAATAGTCTCTCTTTTCATATTTTACATCTAGATTTTTCATAGGAAAACTAGGATAAAATATATTACCGTCTATAACTTTTTTATTATGAATGATTTTAAATTTAACCGATGGTCCGTTACTTTCTAAGTACTTCATTACTGCTATGATAGCATTTTCGCCAAACCCTGTAATATAATAATCGGCATCCTTAGATATCATATCGGGCAAATATTGCCCACCTATAATTACTTTTACATGAGGATAAGTCTTCTTTATCCATGTAATGTATTGGTCAATTTCTATTGTGAACAAACCAAAATTGCAACTAAAGCCTATAATTTTAGTATTACTATCGATTCTACTATTTGCAATGTATTTTAATTCGTCGGAGGAGAAGTAATTAGCCCAGTCTATAACTTCCACATTCCATGAGCTATTTCGCATAATGGTGGCAATTCTATGTGCGCCTAAACTGCGATAGGGCATATCAAATTCTAAACTGAAAATGATCGCCTTATTCATATATTGTAATTTGTAAACTTATTTTTGGTGTTGAAGTTAAATTAGCACTACCATGAAGGGCATTTGGATCGTTAAATTCGAAAATATCATATGCTTGATAATCCTTTATTAAATTATCATTGTAAATAAAGATGTGCCCGGTAAGATAATCCTGGCAAGGTATCCAAATTCGTTTAATTTTGTTACTTTCTTCTTCGAAGGTATCTACATGCAGTGGAAACACACAACCTGGATCTATTTTTACAAACCACCATTTATATCTTTTTTCTGTCGAGAAGGGCAGTATAAAATTTGTTATACCAAGATGTTCTTCGTAGTAAAACGACCATTTAGCTCCTTCTGAATACGAACTAGATTTAGCATCATTATACTGCTGTTGACTTTTTAAACTTAATTCCTTACCAGGTCGCTGATCGCCGTCGGTACTTAGAATAATTTCTAAAATATTGTCATCAATCCAATTTTTGTAATTACCAATAAATTTCATTATAGTGTATGTTTAAGGATAACTATTTATTATGTCAGATACAATTAAAAAATATATTACTCTAATCGAAGAAAAAACAGGATCAAAAACATTCTGCGCATTACCGTGGATTCATTTAGCAACTCGTCCCGATGGCGATTCGAGACTATGTTGTGTTACAAATGCCAGCGGAGCAAGTACAGGAGATCACGGGGTCGGCCTTGTTAAAAAAGAAAATGGAATTCCTGCTAATTTTGGAAGAGATACTTTGTTATCTGCATGGAATAATGAATACATGCAGGATGTTAGGCAAACTATGCTTCAGGGTAAAATACCACAAAGCTGTACAAAGTGTTTTGAAGAAGAAAAGAACGGGGTAGTTAGTAAACGATTATGGGAAGTTTATGACTGGACTAAAAATGGTCTAGATCTATCTGAATTAGTTAACAACACATCTCAAGATGGTTCCGTTCCTCCAGTAATACGATATTTAGATTTAAGATTAGGAAATACATGTAACCTTAAGTGTGTAATGTGTAGTCCACATGACAGTAGTAGATGGATGCAAGATTATACTGAAGTAATGGAATTAACAAAAAGTAAAACAGTGACTTATCAATTAAAATTTGAAAAAGAAAATTTTAATAACACATGGTATGAAAAACCAGAATTTTGGAAAGAAGTATTTGAACAAATTCCTTATATTCGGCAACTCTACTTTGCCGGAGGCGAACCTTTGATGATTAAAGAACACAGGCGATTTTTAGATGAAATTATAAATCGAGGATACGCAAAACAAATCTCTTTAAGATATAATAGTAATGGAATATTTGTTAATGATGATATTATTAGCGTATGGCAGCAGTTCAAAGATGTAAGATATGCTTTTAGCATAGATGCGACTTTTTTAAAAAATCATTATATTAGATATCCAACAGATTGGAAAGATATAGAAAAAAGTTTAAAAAAATTAGACGAAACACCGGATAACATTCATGTTAGTATTGCATGTGCAGTACAAGCATTAAACATAAAACATATAATAGATTTTGCTAAATGGAAGTTATCTCAAAATTATAAGAAAATTAACAAATATAAAACTGATATCTATGAAGCAGGTGGTGGAATTATTAGTTTACATTTACTCTATATTCCTACATTTTTATCTGCACGTATTTTATCTAAAGAAGATAAGGCAGAGATTCGTAGGCAATTCGATGATTTTAAAAGTTGGCTATGGGATAATTATCGTCAAGATGATAACTTCTGGAGTGAGAATCCATATGGATGGAAACGATGGGAATCTATATTAAAGTTTATCGAATCCGAAGACCATAGTCACTTATTACCGGATTTTAAAGAATATATACAAAATTTAGATATCGTACGAGGAACTGATTCTAAAGAGATTTTTCCTGAGCTTGCACATTTACTTTAGATAACGGTATATCAGCTGCACATGTACAGAAGTTTCTATTACATATAACAGGCTCTGTTGGCATATTAAACGTGTTATTGTAGATATTACCTAAACTTCCGCCTACTCGACACGTTGCACGATGTACATCGCCGTCCCAATTAATCATTAGACTTTCTAGCCCTGCGTTGCAAGACCACCCCTTGTATTGATTCTTATGTAATTTAATAATATCATTAGCATGTATTATTTGCGAATCATCGATAACACAGTTGCCTTGTATAGTAGCATCCTGTTCTTTAATCCAAGTTAAATCGTCTGGATTATAGCGCATGTCATCGAACAAATCGTGATCGCCTTCGGTCCATCGTATCCGTCTAATAGTGGTAGGTATGTGTGCTAATATACACCTAGCACGTAATTGCATTACAGCCTCCATATGATCGTGGTGTGCCATGATTTGTGCTATAACTTTCTTGTCTGTTGAATTAACAATACTTTCAATAGTATTAAAAACACGCTTCCAATCAAACTCTAAATGTATGCTAAAAACAATCTGATCTGCTTCTAACACTGAATAAAATTCGTAAGGCAATGTACCATTAGTTGTTACACTGACCCATGTGATACCAACGTGTTTACAATACTTGACTAACTCTAAAAATTTAGGATGCACACAAGGCTCGCCACCTGTAAAACTTAAACGTATAGATTTGCCTAATCTTGTTAATTTGTCAACAGTTGCTTTAAGCATTTCTATATCAGTATGCGGGCTTGTGTTATCGTGTATGCTACTAGGACAATAACTGCAGTCGTAGTTACATCGCTTGCCAATATTCCATTCTATTTTAATACTACTTTGATGCGGCCAGCGACTAGTGACTTTAAACATACGGCTCAAACTCCGGAGTTACATCTGTAAAATTTTGATTACGAGTCTTATCCAGTCGACGATTGAATTCGACACACTGTTTCCATTGATTGCTCTGATCAGTCGATTTAATATAATTTATAACACCGTCAATTTGTCCTAAAGTGATATCTAGTAAAATGTGATTTTCTTTTATGTACCGATAGTTGGGGACTTTTAGTTTAGCTGCTTGTAGTCGATTAATAGCTAAGTTTTTTAATTCGATTGGTAATACTTGTACAGAGAGTACGTTAGGATAATTAACCATATTGGTATAAAACACAATTTCTAACTCGTCTAAAAAATATTCTATCATTTTATCTAGAATTAATACATTGCTAACTTGGACAGCAACAGCGCCAACTATTCGACTAATGTTAGAAATAGTTTGTATTTGTTTAATATTATTAATAAGTTCCGCCCAGCTAGCATTACCTCTTATATATTCGTAACTTATTCCGATACCGTCGATGCTAACATTTACAGCAACACTCTTAAACTTAGGCCAGTACTCCCATATAGTACGATTGCT